ATCTTAAATTGTTCAATTGTATACTCGCTAGCTCCATTTTCAATAACATCTTCGGTTTCTTGGCGTATATCACGGATCTCACAGATGACATCCATGTATACTTCTCTGTATACTAATTCAATAAGCTGATCAAGAATATAATTCTGCCTATCTACCTTAATGGCATTTTGGCGAATTTGTTCTTGAGAAATAAACTCATTGTCATATATTATTTCCCCTTCATCGCTCAGCGTCAAGAATTTCTTATATCCTAGAACAAGGTTGTTTTGATAAACAAACAAGTCCTCGAATAAATTAATTCTATCAGCCTTACGAGGAGTGGTACCATAATATTCCCTATCACGTTTAACAGTGATAAGGTCCTTAACCCACCTAGTTAACTCTAGGAAAGAGGGAGAGTCCATACTTCGTAGGACTTCCTTGGATTGAAGGATTAGTACCTCAGAGATGACTACTTTTAACTTCCCAGGTGTAAACTTATATCTAGAAGTGATAGATCTCATAGAGACCCATTCATCAAGAGATAAAGGTTTAACACCAAGAGGAGAAAAGTAGGCCAAGATATTATGTCGGGTTCTTCTCGGGAGGAGATGGAACCTGGACATAATACGTCCTCTTACCTTATAACCACTGCCTCTAAGAATCAAGAACTGATTCAAAGTCAGGTCATAAATCCGTGCAAAGTCAATTGCGTTCCCTAGTACCTTCGTGGCCATATATCACATAGATATTGGCAACGCAGATACATCATAATATGGTTTTGCCATATTACGATTAGGTGAGTATCAAGTCTTCTTGATAAACTCAGAACATAATTGGCGAGTACGTTTTACAACCTTCCCTGGAGAGACAAGACTTTTGTGGAGTCCAACTTTAACTCCCAACTCGTCCATGATCTTAAGGTATTCGGCCGCCACTGTATCATTGGATATGACAACGTCATCCCCAACAATACAGTAGTTACTGAATCATACTCCGGGGCAGGCCTGACGGCGGTGCGCTGCCCATTGTACAACGGTATGGTGGAAAAGGGCCATCATATGGAAGCTACTCTTCGCTCCCATAGGCTGGCCGGTTTGATAGTAGACCTTTTCAGGTCTATCTGTACCCTCCTTCTGAGGGACATGATAAGGGCGACCTACCAGTAAGACGCCCCATATCGTAGCAAACCAAGAACCAAATACAGCAGATAGTAGAGCCTGTTGGAATACCAGGGGTAATCTATCTGTGGCAGAACTTAGATCGTAACAGAAGAAAGGCCCATTAGGGCACTTCTTCCATAATCTTTCATAGCAAGCCGTTTGGTCTTCAGTTCCATCTTGGGGGATACAACGTAGTAGCGCGGCAATTGCCTTATACAGCGGATGCATCATCCACTGTGTCCAGCAATCGACCATCGCAACTACCCGTATCTTCCCAGCTGCCTCAGGCAACAACCCAAGTTTTCCCAAGACTCCCGGTTTGGAATCGATAAAAATATCCTTAGGTAATAATCGATTCCATTCCTCCATACGATTAATCAATCATATGTTATCCGTCATCTTAGCCCAATTAAATAAGTATTCTCTTATTTGATTGTTCTCTGATGAAAATCAAACCAACACTGACAGGAGAATTCCTGCCGGTGAGGTTGATAGGATGGAGAATTCGTCTGTTCCTTGACGAACTGCATCTTTCTTCTTCTTCGAAGCGGGAGATGCACTTGAGATAATAAATGGGGCTGTTCTCAACATCTTTGCTGCTTTTAACTGTTTTCCGGAGAAACCAGTGTAGAAAACTTTCGCGTCCTTTTTCATTCTTTTATTTGATAAAATTAGCTCTCTAAATATAGTACAAATAAAAGAAGAATACTCTCCTAATAGGAAAGTAAAAGAACGCAGAGGAGGATCCGTTATCGAAGAAAACGATTCCTCACCTCTAAAGTTTAGTACACGATATAATCCGAAAAGAGTCATCCATAGCTTGAAGTGGAGATAAGACCCATTTCTGAGATGTGCCCTGTGGACAGCAGGTATCCAATTTCTTGGAAGTCCCTGTCCATTCCGGGATACACGTTGCCCTAATAAGGTTACGTTTGGCACTTTGTAACCCCCCATTGATTGCTGTAAGGTAACCTGAGCTACCTTAAGTTGAAGAACCAATCCCTTAATAGATTGGGTCTTAGCAATTCTAGAGGCGTTAGAAGCAAAGGTCAATATCACCTTAGCCAATGAAATATTTCCACGTCACCCCAGTAGCATAGCCATGTTGAGAAACATGGTAACTACTGGACGACCTCTTTTTACGGAGATCGCACCATTTAAGTTTCCAAAACGCTTAATAATACTGAATGTAAATCGCGAATTTTTCTTAATAAAATTTGTGTTTACATTTATTATATTAATATTTTGGTCTCTTAAATCTTCGGTTTCTTCCTTTTTATCGGAAGGCCGCAGGTGCCCTGTCAGGGTTAGACGAGAAGTCTATTAAGGCTTCTCACTTCTTTATTCTGACTGTGAATTGAGTTCATCAGGGTGATCCAATCGGTTGCTACCTTTCGGGTAGTTCGATCTATCTGTCCCATCCCTCACTTTCCGAGCCCCTTGTTCCCTATTAAAGGGTTCCCTCTCCGTCCTCCCAAAATCTCATTGTGGAGTGAAGTCTACTCATTATCAAGTAGTAGACATCGGTTGAAAGGAATACAAGGATTTTCGGCATGTTACCATGCCTATCGTATCACTGCATGAACCAGTAGTGAGACCTATTAGTCTTAATAGTGTGACTGTACGTCCGAAGGCTATTATATACCAAAGAAGTGTGGGGTGTAAGCCCAACCACTTAACTTTTTGCACGCGATATGCTGGTTCTTTAAGCATTAAGCGTTCACAAATCTACACTAGTAAGCTGACAAACCGTTAGCTATCACAGATGCACCACCCACTTGAGGGAAGTACTCTGAGATCCATCATGGATTTTAGAGGGCTGTAGGGCTG